TTGACAACTATTCATTTTTTGATAAGTTCAGCATTAATGATGCTTTATTTATACTTGACAATAACATAGAGTGTGAGGTTGAAATGACTGATGAATTTACAAATCCTGAAGAATACTCAGGAGTCCTACTTTTTGAGGGGGATAGGAAGCCTAAGACATACAAGGGAAAAGTAATTTTTTATCTTAAATAAATATGCCATGAAAAAAATCGAGTCAGTAATTCAAACTATGTACTTTGATGCAGAAGCAGAGGTTGTAATTGATTATGAAGTATTCCCAACTAGAATAGAGGAATGTCATGGTCTGCATGAATTTAATGAAGATGAAGAGAAGCAAAAAAAATTAACAATTTTCAAAATACTGCTTGACAGCGGTGAAGAGATGGATATTTTATCTGTGCTAACAGATGAAATGAAAAATAAGATACTTGGTTGTATATGAAGTACAAATACAGATGTTTTTTGTGCGGTCAAGTAGTTTTCCTGCCATATAACGTAAGAAATGTAAAATACTACTGCGAGGTGCGACAATGTTACACTAAACTATATAGAACAAACAAATAAAATATGAAACAACAAACAGCAGTAGAATGGTTGGAATGTAAATTAAAAAAGATTCCATTTATTAATGTTATTGAAGTCTTTGAACAAGCCAAAGCAATGGAGAAAGAGCAGATTGAAAATGCATATGAAATAGGTTTTGCCGATGCTTGGGATGATGCAAGATATGATGATGAGCCAAAATACGCAACAGCAGAACAATACTACAAAGAAACCTATGAAAGCAAAACTAAGCTTTGACCTACCCGAAGACGAACACGAATTTTACTGCGCAACAAAAGGCAAAGATATGTTTGTAGTTCTTTGGGAACTTCAACAAGAAATGCGTAAGTTATACAAGTACGAAGAACTAAACGAAGACGAATGGAAGATAGTAGAAAGGCTACAAGATTTTCTAAACGATAGCCTAAACGAAAACGAAATAAACTTAAATAAATAAAAAATGGAAACAAAAGTAAACACGGGAGCAATTTTTAAGAACGACAAAAAACAAGGTAATCAACCCGACTACCGAGGAAAAGTAAATGTAAACGGCAAAGAAATGGAAATAGCTTTATGGCTAAAGGAATCTTCGAAAGGAATGAAATACTTTTCGTGTTCATTTAGCGAACCCCGAACCAACGAAACCCCAAAACAAGTAAACACGCAAATAATTGAAAACGACGATTTACCCTTTTAATTATGTTTATAGATGACAATTCATTACGTAAGGAGTTGAAAAATATACTCCTTACCAAAACACGAAACCAAGTAGTAAAGGAAATAAAATCCAAAGGGTTAAAGATGCACCAATATACAATAGACCGCTTTTTAAGTGGCGCATTGGTAAGCATTAAAACCCTTAGAACCTTAGACGAATACGTATACCGACAACAAAAAGGATTCAAATAAGTTTAATTAAAATATAAATATTATATTTGATGGCAATCTAAACAAATGAATTGGATTACTCAAATAGCAAAAGAGCATAAAGAATGGGTTAGAATCACCAAAATGTTTGGTGGCAACTTATTTGCTGAGGACATAGTACAAGAGGTTTATATTAGGTTAATGAAATATTCCAGCGAAAATTTATGCATAATTGACGGCAAAGTAAACAAGCCTTATATTTATTTTGTTTTGAGAAATACGTTTTTGTTGATGCAAAAAGGCAATCGCCCCGAATTTATTGATTTATCAAATTTGCATAACATACGCGAACACGAATCCAATTTAGATAATTACATTGAATTAGAAAACGCAATTGAAAAAGAGGTTTCGAACTGGCATTGGTACGACCAAAAATTATGGTCAATTTACCGAGACGAACAAATGTCAATTCGTAAGATTAGCGAGAAAACAAAAATTAGTTCGAAAAGCATTTTTACCTCTTTGAAAAGTTGCAAAACACGGATAAAAAAGGCAACATTAAACGAATGGAATAATTATAAAAACAATGAATAAACGAGTAAAGAAAAAAGAACCTATTCAATTAGGCGATGCAGTCGAAAAAGTAACGAAGGCAACCGGAATAAAAGCAATTGTTAAACATTTAGTTGGTGAGGATTGCGGCTGCGATGAACGTAAAGAGGCGTTAAACGAATGGGGCGCAAAGATAACCAGCAAAATAAACAACCTATTCAAGCGAAACACGAACCCGCTAACGGAAGACGAATACGATTATTTACACAACTACTTTACCAGCGGTAACCGTATGGTAAGACCAAGCGAACAATTACGCTTACTGGAAATAAACAACCGTGTTTTTAATCAAAAACTGCAATACACAACGTGCGGTAGTTGCGTTATAGAAATGGTCAATCAGTTAAAAATTGTATATAATGCCTATTCCACAACCAAACAAGAGGGAGAATAAACAAGAATTCGTTATGCGTTGTATGGGGGACGATACAATGATTAAAGAATTTCCAAAACAAGACCAACGTTTGGCGGTTTGTTCGTCTACATTTGAAGAATCTAAACTATCAAAACACGAAAACAATGGGAACCGGAAGACCAAATAAAATACATAGCCCCGAACACCTTTGGGAACTATTCACGGAGTATAAGAGACACGTAAAAAATAATCCTATTCTAAAACATACTTTCGTAGGTAAAGAGGGACGAAGCGAATATAGCGAATTAGAACGCCCGTTAACCATAGAAGGTTTCGAATGCTATTGCGCGGATTTGGGTATTATCGGCGATTTAAGCCATTATTTTGCAAACACGAATAATAGATACAAACGCTTTTTAACTATCGTTACGCGTATACGTAGGGAGGTTCGAAATGACCAAATCGGCGGGGGTATGGCTGGAATATATAACGCAAGTATTACGGCACGTCTAAACAACTTAGTAGAAAAGAAGGAAATTACAAACGTAGAACAACCATTATTCCCCGATGTTTCGGAAGACAACAGCGATTCGGAAAATACTGAATCTTAAAAAACGGATTAAGATTATCCAAGGCGGTACGAGCGCGGGTAAGACGTTCGGAATAATTCCCGTGTTAATCGACAAAGCCGCAAGGCACGAAGGTTTGGAAATATCAATAGTCGCGGAAACGATTCCCCATTTACGAAGGGGTGCGCTACGTGATTTCCTAAAAATAATGAAATGGACGGGGCGATTCTTCGAAGATAGGTTTAATAAATCTTTATTGCGTTACGAGTTCGCCAACGGAAGCGTTATTGAATTCTTTTCCGCGGACGATTCCAGTAAACTAAGGGGTGCAAGGCGCGACATTCTTTATATCAACGAATGTAATAACGTAACGTTTGATTCTTATAACGAACTTGCTATTCGAACACGAAAAGAGGTTTATTTAGATTTCAACCCCGCAAACGAATTTTGGGTGCATACTGAATTAAAGGATGAACCCGACTCCGATTTTTTAATATTGACGTACAAGGATAACGAAGCGTTAGACCAATCAATTATCGAACAAATCGAAAAGAATCGAGACAAAGCGAAGACGTCAAGTTATTGGGCAAATTGGTGGAAGGTGTACGGCGAAGGGCAATTAGGAATGCTCGAAGGGGTTGTTTTCTCAAACTGGAAACAAATTGATACGATACCCAGCGAGGCAAAGTTGCTTGGAATAGGTTTGGATTTTGGTTATACCAATGACCCGACTGCAATAATAGAAATATACAATTACAACGGGCAACGAATAGTTAACGAGTTGGTGTACCAAACGGGGTTATTAAATAGCGAAATAGCGAAACTCCTACCAAAACACGTACCCGTTTACGCGGATAGTTCCGAACCAAAATCCATTGACGAAATTAAACGCTTTGGAATAACGATTAAAGGAGTAACGAAGGGTAAGGATTCAATAAACTACGGAATAGACGTAATTCAAAGACAAGAATACTTAGTTACTGCGAATAGCGGTAATTTAATCAAAGAATTGCGCTCGTATGTTTGGGACACCGACAAACAAGGCAAACGATTAAACAAGCCTATCAATTTTAACGACCACGCTATTGATGCGTTCAGGTATCACGAAATGGAAACTTTAGGCATAGGAGCAAATTACGGAAGCTATGCAATACGGTAAGACGGACGATATGCAAGTAATGATGCGAGCCGTTGAGGAATACATTTACATTCGTAAGGGGGTAAGGGTGCAAATAATGTTTAACAATATGCAAAGGTTT